GCTGGTCTTAGTACTTATCAATTGGCTCAAAATGGTATTCGCCATTTATTAAAGCATTATCGTTGTGCTTTATATGTAGATTACCCGGATGTATTACCAGCTCGTAATCTAGCGGAATTTAAAGCACAAAAAGCCTATCCGATGATTCATTTGCTCAATGCCCTTGATGTAGTGAATTGGGATTCAGTAATGATCGATAACCAGAAAAAGCTTTGCTTAGTGGTTATACGTGAATTTAAGTCTGAACGAGGTGCTGATGGCTTTAGTAAAACTGAAGTAGAGCAATATCGTGTACTTCGTTTAGAGCAAGAGGGTAATGGAGAATATATTTATTCCGTTCAGGTGTACACAAAGGGTGAAAAGGGTAACTGGGTTGGCGGAGATAAGAAGTTTCCAACAGATTACAACGGGAATTTCTGGACCTATATACCTTTTACATTTGTAGGTGCAATTGATAATTCAGAAGAGATTAAAAAGCCTCCATTACTTCCTTTGGCTAATCTCAATTTAGCCCATTACAGAGACAGTGCGGACTTTCAAGAGTCCGTTTTTTATATGGGGCAACCTCAATATTATGCGAAGGGTGTTAATTGGGAGTGGTATGACCAAGCCAAGAAACGTGGCATCTACATTGGAGCGAAAGTACTTTTGCCTTTACCTGAAAATGGTGGTTTAGGAATTGTACAAGCCGACCCTAATACTCTTGCCCGGGAAGCGATGAAAGATAAGTGGGAAAAAATGAAGGAGATGGGGGCGCGTTTAATTGAGAAGGGCTCGGGAAGTAAAAAGACCGCCACCGAAGCGAATAGCGATGACGCCGTTCAGCATTCAGTTCTTTCGCTCTGTGTAGTCAATATGAATGAAGCCTTGTCAGCAGCATTACGATGGGCAGCAAAGTTTGTAATGCCAGATGTTGATGTTCTCTCTAAGGACGAATTGGTATTTGAAATTAGTCAGGAATTTAACAAGCAAGGTTATTTAGCTGAGTTAGCTAGACAGTTATTTGAAGCAGCTTTACAAGGCCGATCTTCATTTAAATCATGGTGGGAATACAACCAAACAGGTATGTTCCCTAAACAAAAATATGAAGAAGAGCTACAGAATGTTGAAGCAGAGCAAGATGGAACTTTAAATCAAAGGTAGAGTGAGATGGCAACAGATATCAAAAAACTATTTGAAGCACTCACTCAGCACCAGGCCTACCTTTATCGTGCTTCATCGAAAACGGTAAATGAGCTATTGGCTTTATTCAATGATGATACGAGCAAGATGCTTTCTAAGCTTCGGGATTTATTGGATGAGCTTAATGAGTCGGAGAAAGTTGCTTTAGCTGGTGGTAAATATACAACTTCGAACTTAAGGGAAATTAGGGATTTGATTTCCCAATGGTTTGCCAGTGTTAATTTAGCATTACCTGAAGCTTTTGCCGTTTCTGCTACGGCGCTGGCTGTTTATGAGGCTAATTACGTAGCCAAGCTCTATGGAGCAAAAATTAATAAGCCTGACGGGGAAAAACTATTTTTATCCGCCAAAAAAGCTCCGTTGGCAGGTGGCGCTCTTGTCGATGATCTGCTTTCAAGAATTGCTGAAAGCGCCCGTCAAAAGGTTGAGTATGCAATTCGAGATGGTATTAATTCAGGCAAAACTAACCAAGAAATTGTTCAGCGCATTCGTGGTACCAAACGGCTGAATTATGAGGATGGCATTTTAAACGGTACCAAGACGGATATTGAACGTACCGTAAGAACTGTACGGAGCCATGTAGCCAATCAAGCCTATCTAAATAGCTTCAACCAAATTGGCTTTGAATATGTCCGATTTGTTAGCGTTTTAGATGGCCGAACTTCTAAGCTTTGCGCTTCATTAGATGGTTCAGTGTGGGCGATTAATGATCCTGCAAAGCGTGTACCGCCGTTACATCCTAATTGCCGCAGCATTCTCGTACCAGTTGAGAAGGACGGGGAGCTAGTTGGAGAACGCCCGTATGTGATGGATGAGCGAAGAGTGAAGGACATTCCAAAAGATGAGCGAAGCCAATTAATAGGGCAGCTAGATGCCAACACTACATTTAAAGAGTTCTTCAAAAAGACAGATGACTTCTTCCAAAAAGAGTGGCTAGGGCCGAAGCGTTACAAGCTCTATAAGGAAGGAAAATTTGATTTTGATAAGTTCTTCGATCCTGAGGGGCGGTTATACACATTGGACCAACTTCGAAAGTTGGATGAGCAGACATTTAAGGAGTTGGGATTGTGAAAAAAGTAACTATGACTCAAGCACAATACATCCTAAGTACAAATCTTATTGTTGTGCCATTTGTAAGGAGGTTGATTCCAAGATATATAGCTATTTTAGGATATAACTTTAAACAGCCCAAAGCACAGATTCCGCATTAAACCTAATTCAAACCATAGCACCATCGGGTGCTTTTTTTGTGAGAAGAAAATGCCAAGCCCTATTATCCAATATTTCCAATATGAACATTTACCTGAACATTTGCAGCAAGTTAGTAAGCCAATTGGTGATTTAGCTCGGCAAATGGATGAGCAACTTCCTGACGGGCCTGAAAAATCCACAGGATTAAGAAAGCTACTTGAAGCAAAAGATGCATTTGTACGCCAAGCTTTAAGTAAATAATCATTTATAGAAATGAAGCGTCCTAAAGGGCGCTTTTTTATTGCCTGCCGAAAGCGGATGCCAACGGCGAATCCGGGCGGATGCCCATTTTGTATATATAGGTTGGATGACCAATGAAACTTAAAACAGTAACAATCGACGGTAAAGTTTATGCGGAAGTAGACGGCGATAAGCCGATCTATATTCATGATGACGGCAAAGAAATGCCACATGATGCACCACACTCGGTAGCAACAATTGCACGCTTAAACAATGAAGCTAAAACACAACGTGAAGCCAAAGAAGCAGCCGAAAAAGCATTAAAAGCTTTTGAAGGAATTGAAGACCCAGCGGCAGCTAAAAAGGCATTACAAACAATCCAAAATCTCGACGATAAAAAGCTGGTGGATGCCGGTGAAGTTGAGAAAGTTAAAGCTGAAGCTATCAAAGCAGTTGAAGAAAAATATGCTCCGATTGTTGAGCAACGTGATGCTCTAGAAGCCTCTTTACATAAAGAACTTATCGGCGGTGGTTTTGCTCGTTCTAAGTACATTCAAGACAACATTGCAGTACCTGTGGATATGGTGCAAGCGACCTTTGGTCATCACTTCAAAATCGAAGAGGGCAAAGTGGTTGCATACGATCAGAACGGTGAAAAGATTTATTCACGTGTACGTCCCGGTGAACTTGCAAATGTTGATGAAGCTTTAGAGTCATTGGTTGGTGGATACCAGCATAAAGACTTAATTCTTAAAGGTGGTAAAGGAACTGGTGGCGGTTTTCAAGGTGGGGGCAAAGGTAGAGCGCCTGCAGGAATGAAACGCAGTGAAATGTCTGTTTCTCAGAAAGCAGAATACATCAAAGAACATGGCAATGATGCCTTCCTAAAACTACCGAACTAATCATTATATATTTGGAGATAAGTAGTTATGACTACAACAGTTAATTCCGACATGATCATCTACAACCAACTGGCTCAAACTGCTTATTTAGAGCGTTTACAGGACAATTTGAATGTCTTTAATGAAGCTTCCAATGGTGCGATTATTTATCGTAATGAAATCATTCAAGGTGACTTCAATAAAAATGCATTCTACAAAGTTGGTGGTAGCATTAAACATCGCGATGTGAACTCCAATGCAAAAGTAACTCCGGAAAAAATCGGTGCTGGTGAGTCGGTAGGTGTAAAAATTCCATATAAATATGGTCCTTATGCATCTACTGAAGAGGCATTTAAACGCCGTGCTCGTACACCAGAAGAATTTGCTATGGTTGTTGGTTACGATCTTGCAGATGCATTGGTTGCAGGACGTTTAGAGTACAGCTTAGCTTCTTTAAAAGCTGCTATTTCTAGCAATCCAGACATGGTTGCAAAAGGTAGTATCGTTGTTGATGGCCGCAAAGCATTAACTCGTGGTATGCGAAAGTTTGGTGATAAGTTTGGCCGTATTGGTTTATGGGTGATGAACTCAGATACATATTTCGATATTGTCGATGATGCAATCACTAAGCAAATTTATGGTGAATCTGAAATCGTTATCTATGGAGGTTTACCGGGAACCTTAGGTAAGCCAGTCTTGGTGACTGATGCTGTAGGGGATAACGATGCTTTTGGCTTGCAGTATGGCGCTGTTACTGTAACTGAATCACAAGTACCGGGCTTCCGAGCTTATGACATCAATGATGAAGAAAACTTAGCAATCGGTATGCGTGCTGAAGGTGCATTTAACTTAGATATTCTTGGTTATAGTTGGGATACATCGAAAGGTGAAAATCCTGACCTTACATTACTTGGTTCAAGTGCTAACTGGATCAAATATGCGACCAGCAACAAAATGACAGCAGGTACCTTACTTGATTTATCGGGTACAGCGACAACTGGTTAAAACCTAAAAATTAAAATCTAAGGGGGCTAATAAGCCCTCTTTTTTATTATTAAGAGAAAAGCGCCATGAAGATTATCTATACACGTATTGCAGCAGTGGCTGCATTAGAGACGGGCATTATTGCTAACCCTGACTATTATGAAAACCCAAATTTGAAAGCAAAAGAGGTAATTATTTACGGTAATTATCCAAAGATTCAAAAGGATTATGAATCTTTGGAAGTTCCAGTTGAAGTTCGTAAGTTGGAAGAGCCACAAAAAACGACTTTGGCCACAGTAAATGTCGCAGTGGGAATTACCCCTGAACTTCAAGCTGTGATGGATGATGCAAAAGCTGAATGCGAAAAGGTAGTTGAAGAAAACACTCAGCTTAAGCAGAAAATTGCCATCTTAGAGCAGGCCGGTGGTAACCAATCAGAGTTGTTATCTGAGAATTCACGCTTAAAAGATGCAGCAGTCTTAGCAGATAAAGCTCTCAAAGATGCTGAAGCTCAAGTTGTCGGTATTAAAGCTGAATTTGAAGCTTTTAAAAACGATATTCCTGCAATGCAAACACGTATTGCTGAATTAGAAGCTGGAAAAGCGGAAGAAAATCCAGCTACAGAAACGGCAGCTAATGATTTTGAAAATTGGTCAAATGATCAATTAAAAGAGTATTTGGCTAGTAAAAACATTGGCTACAAGCCATCTGCAACAAAAGCAGAACTCCTTAAATTAATCCCGAAGGAATAATGCAATGAGCTTTATTACTGTAGATGACGCAAATTCAATTTTGGGCAGCGATTTTGCACCAGACAGTGATAAAGCTCGTCTGGTTCAACTGGCAAATGTCTGGATGAAAAAACGGATTGGTTTTGTACCAGATCCAATTGATCCACTTCTTAAAGATGCTTCGTGTGAAATTATCAAAGGAATTCTGGCCAAGGAAATTTATAACGGCAAAGACCAGCAGCTGAAGCGCAAGAAAGTTAAAGCTGATTCTGTTGAATCTGAAAAAGAATACCAAGACGGATCTGAAGCAATTTCAAGCTTTGAACAGATAGCAATTGATTTTATTGATTCACTTGATTTGAAAGATCCAAATGCAAGTTTTAATGGCTTTGGCATACCACTTTATAGGGCATGATATGGGCTTACGTGACGAAATTCAGGCAGATATTGCCGAAGCATTTAATGAAGATCTAGCGGACGCCGTTCATACCTTTACATGTGAGCGGATTTCAAGAAAAGATTGGGATCCTAAAACTGAAACGTATGTCGAAGTTAAAGAAAACTATTCTGGTCGTGGCGTTCTGTTTGGCTCATACAGTCAATATGAGATCCAAACACTTGGAGTTCTGGCCACAGATAAGAAGGCTACCGTGCTTCAAAATGAAGTGTCCATGACACCTAAAATTGATGATGAATGGCTAACAGCTTTAGGCTCATTTCGAGTTATCCATATTCAACAAGATCCAGCCAGTACAATCTGGAAATGTCAGCTTCGAAAAGTGTAGGAGCTAAAATGGTTAATCTTGATTATGTTCCTGAATGGTATATCTCGCCTTTCCAACATGTGCAGTACACGCTTGCTCGAAATCAACTACACATGGATTTGTTATTTGAAGATATGGATAAAGCCGATCAATTTTTGGATATGGGAGCGGATGCACAGGTTAGTACTTTTTCAGATGGTGCTTATGCAATTGTCCAAATCGGTGATACTGCAGATAAAGATAAAATTCAAGTTTATGGATTGCTTTTACATGAAGCTGTTCATATCTGGCAAATAGTAAAACGGAGAATGGGTGAGCGTGAGCCTAGTGTGGAATTTGAAGCTTATTCAATTCAGGCAATCGCTCAAGACCTATTTGAAATGTTCGAAGCTAGTGAGGTAAATCATGGGATGGAAGGGGAAAAAGCCGACTAGTTTTAGTCTTGAAGTATCTAAAGCAGCAGAAGACCATGTAAAGAATATTGTCATGGATACCGTGCAATCCTTAGTTAATTTAAGTCCTGTTGATACTGGCGCATACCGTGCTTCACATATTGTTTCGGTTGGAGCCGCTGATTACGGTGTGCGTGAACCTGAAACAAACCCTATTAACGACGCAGCGATTCAGGCAATGAAGATTAAGTTAGGTAATTTGGTTTATATCCAGAACAATAAAGCTTATGGACCGCGCTTAGAAAACGGCTGGTCTGATCAAGCACCACAAGGTATTTATGGCCTCACGTTTAACTTTATTTCTCAAAAGTACGGTGGCTAAAATGGCAATGACTTTAGAGCAGACAAGGCAAGCTATTATTGAGCACATGCAAGCTTTCACAGGCATTGCTCAGGAAAGAATTCAGTATCCAAATGCACCCAGCTTTACGGTTCCAAAAGAAGGTATATGGTGCCGTTTGACTATTGCAGGCGGCCCGAGCTTTATTTCAGGCATTGCAGATAAGCCATGTACACGCCGTACCGGTAATATCATGATTCAATGCTTTGATCGACTTCATGTGGGAGAAAAAGCTTTAACGGTTCTTGGTGATGCTTTGCTGGCACATTTTGAATATTTCACAATCGAACACTTAGAATGTTTGAATGGACAATCTATTTATGCGGGTAAAGATGCTGATTTCATTCAGTATAATGTGAGCATTGGGTTTAAGGTGAATTGATATGTCATGTATGCTGACTTTAGAAGAAATCGAAATTAAACGGCAAGAACTGGAAAGACATCTTGAAGATGTTATGTCTGTTGAACTTAAGAAGTGGCAAAGCGAAAACAAGCTATGTGTTTCCGATGTGAATATACGTTTGGCCAATGTGAATAGTCTTGGTGGAACTAAACATAATGTAGTTACTGGAGTAAGTGTTGATTTAGATTACAAACCTTAAATTACTTTAATTAAATGACCGCTAAGAAGCGGTTTTTTATGCCTTATTCACTACCACCTCATCGGTGGTTTTTTTTATGTCTATAGGAATCACTTATGAGCAATTTTGTTTTTAAGCGTGGTGACACTTTCAACTTAAATCTGCAGCTAGTTGATATGGATGAAGCGCTGCAATATCCAGCCAATGATGTACGTCGAGCGATTGATTTAACGGGGTATACCTTTACTTCGCAAGTTAAAACTCTGGATGGAACCGCCGTTGCAACTTTCACTTGTACAGCTTTAAACCAGAGTAAACAAAAGGGGTGGCTAAATGTTAAGTCCAGAGCAAGTACTGCAACGTGGCCATTGGGTTTGTGTCAGATGGATATTAAGGCCGTTGTTGGTGGTGTCGTTCAACATACTGAAACATTGGTATTCCAAGTGATTGATGGAGTAACAGCGTAATGGCAAATCTTTTATTTAGATTCAGTTGGGACCACCGACCTTTTGTATATAACTCTTCTCAAGGTAAGCGGCAATTTATGCTGCCTTTTGCTTCTGGCATTCCAAACCTCACTCCAGACTGGACTCAGGTAATTGGGCTGGGTCCAGCGGCAACAAGAGGTGTTGGAGTAGAAGGCGGTAATGTAGCAGCTTATGGTTCTTATGGTTTATCTGACTTAGGTTATGGTGGATCTCCAACTTCAGAAGCCGGAAATGATATTGATGCTGGTTATAAAGCAGGGGGACAAAAGACTCGTTTTAAGAATGCACCCACTAGTATTTATACAAATCCCTATATAGCTGCTTATGCACCTTCTATCGTGGTTACTCGTGGAGGATTTACAGGTACGGAGTTATTTTTACCATATTACACCTCAACCCGTGCCAATAACATGGCAGTAATTGCATGGAGTTATAACCCATCTACTAAAAATCTCAGTAAAACCGAGCAAATCGTTTATACAAGTAAGAACAATATCGTTTATACGACCAATAACAGCGCGACCAGCGGCAAATTGGTTACTGTTGAGACTTCTGGCGAACTTCGCTCCAAGGGGTTCACTGTTGATTCGAACGGGGTTTACAAGGCAGCTTCACCGATTGCAAGACTATTTGCTGATTCACTTGAACTCAATGAAGATGCCTCAAAACAGCCGATTAACTTTGAAAAGTTAGGTACAGGTGACTACCTGATAAAAGGTTCTCTCGGATTTGCTAAAGAGGGCTGGTACATTGAAATGCCTAAAGATACTAACGGTAATGTTCTTGTTGCTGTGTCATATGAGCAGCATGAAGATGGGGATATTGCAGTAAAAACCTACAAGAAAAAATTTGATATCGAAACAGCCTCAATTATTCCTGATTTCGATAATCCTGTAGATATTCCAGAAACTCGCTGGATTGATATTCGATTGCATGAAGAACCCGAACCAGAGCCTGAAGAACCGTTGAGTGAAACACCATTGGAGTTCCAGCCGACTAAATTATCTCAGGCAGTAGCTGCAGCCTTGAATGGTGTGGAACCGCCAGAGATCTCCGACACAGATGCAACATATTAAAAACCCGCAAATTTAGCGGGTTTTTTATGCCCATTTTTTATAACTGCCCGCTGATGAAGCGGGTTTTTTATGCCTAAATTTTGGAGAACCATAAATGAGTTCAGGCGCAAAAATTCGATTATATGCTTGTGAGGAAGCAGTTTTAGGAACTACTCCGGCAAATCCAGTCTGGTACACTGTTCGCCGTGTTACTGATAGTTTGACTGAAAACGTTACTACTGAAGATAGCAGTGAAGTAGTTGATTCACGTTTTCGCCAAGGTGCTGTTGTAACGGAAGCCGAAGTAACTGGTCAACTAGAGTTTGAATTATCACTAGGTACCTTTGACTTATTCTTAAATGTTCTCGCTTTCAATAACTGGGCTGCAAATGCTTTAAGTTTTGGTGGTGGAGTACGTAAGTCTCTTACCTTGGTAAAAGTCTTTAAAGATATTGGTCAAGTCTTTATTTATCGTGGTATTCAAGTGAATACAGGTGAAATGACGATCCAGACCACAGGCAAAATCACTGGTAACTTTGGTTTAGTAGGTAGCTCATTTACGCGACAGCAGGTTAATCCTGTTACAAATCCTATTCCAGCATCGACTCGCCCTCTGGTGAGTATGCCAAACGTTGAAAAGCTACTTATTAATGGTCAGTCAATTCAAGGGAAAGCTTGTCTGCAGACACTTACCATCAACTTTAGTAATAATTTAGAAGCGATCCGTTGTATCGGTTCAGGTAAGTACACGCCTGAGTTCTACTTAGAGAAAATGATGGATATTGGCGTAAATGCTAATTTCATGTTTTCAGCAGCATCTGCCGCATGGATTGATGCCATTAAGACCCGTGATGTATTTACATTGACCTTTGATATTACAGACACAAAAGGCAGTAAGTACTCGTTTAATTTCCCGCAACTTGAAGTTAAGGAAGCTAATCACCCGGATGGCGGCGGTGATGACATCATTACAATAGATATCAATTTTGCCCAAGTGCGTACCAGTCCAACGATTGTACGTGCTCTTGTGTAATCAACTTATTCAGTAACAAAGCCTATGGAAACCCATGGGCTTTTTTATTTCTAAAAATTAGAGGTTGTTATGGCTTTAAAAGTCGGAATTATTAAAAGCTCGGACGTATCAAAATGGTGTGAATACAAGGGGGCTGATGGCGAGGTACAGGCAGAATTCAAAGTCCGTGGTATTGCCTATAAACCTTTTCAGGTAGCTATTGAACGAGCAGGAAACCAGATTTCATCCAAAGGCTATGATGTGATGGTCAAAGATGAAAATGCCAAGCTTTACCATGAACTTTTAATGGATGCATGTGCTGCCCATTTAATTGAAGACTGGAAGGGCGTGGTATTTGCCGAAATCGTAGCCGGTAAAACAGTGGAGTCCGAAAAACCTTATACACCTGAGAATGCTTCGAAATTATTGAATATGGGTGATATCGGCATTCAAATCTGGCTATTCATTAAAGAACAGGCCCAGAAGATTCAGGAAGACGCAGACAAGGACAAGGCTTTAATTCTGGGAAAGTCATGGAGCTCTACAAATACCAAAAAACGTATGCGTCGAAAACGCCGCACGAAATCGAGCAAATCAAGTTCTTAGGCGGCCGTATTCCGGATCCGCCAGAATATTCGTATGCGGCTGATTCAATTCTTTCGGCATTTAGCACTATATGTCGATCCAGACGTTATGAGCAAAGCATACCGTTATCTTTAGATCAGCAGGCAATCAATGTCTATGCAGAGCATAATGATTTGCCAGTGGCTGCTCATATTTTTAATGACTGTATTTTTGCGTTGGATAACTTGTTTTTGGAGGAGTGCCATAAGAAGGCGACGCAACGAGCGACGAAGACTTAAATGCTGACGTGCGATACTTAACTGTGAACAAGCGACGGGATGTAACGCGATTGATGTAACATAATACGGTCAAGTGGTTGACATTGACTAGGCGATTCTGTATTGACAGGAATGTCATTATCAAATATTCTATCAATGTAGTCGCAGCGCGGTATAAATACACCACGCCTAGATTGAGGTACGATAAACACTGCGATAATCGTAAACGTATTGTAAATACGTTGCCTCTAGGTGCCGCACCGAATTCTAGCCTCTAAGTTTCTTAGGGGCTTTTTAATGCTTGATAATAAAATATGCGAACATTTATATACTTGGATGAAAGTGGTGATTTAGGTTGGAATATGGAAAAGCCTTATCAAAAGGGTGGTTCCAGTCGAATGCTTACGTTAGCAGCAATCTGTTTGCCTGAGAATAAGGTTAAGTATGTTCAGCGTATTGTAAGAGCATTATATGAAAAAAGAAAAAGACCTTTAAAAAATGAATTAAAATCAGTTGATTTGAATCTAAAAGATAAAGAAATATTCGTCAAATTGACTGCGAAACTTATCAAAGACCATCCAGATATACAACTTCGCTCAATTACAGCAAATAAAGAATTTGTTAATGCAAGATTCAAGAACGACCCAAATGCTTTCTATAATTATATGGTGAAACTTTTACTTCTTGGGACTATCTGCAAGCATAAATATGTAGATTTTATGCCTGACAGAAGAAGTGAGCGGGTTTCGTTGAAATGGAATATGGGTGAGTATTTAAAACAGATGGTTTTAGAGTGTAGCATTGAAAACCAAATTGTTAACCAGTCATGCAATATTATGCCAATGGATAGCTCAAAGTGCCTTGAGCTACAATTTATAGACTTCTATGCAGGTTTAGTCTGGTCGGCATATGAATTTAAAGACATGACTGCAAGAAAATTCATGGCAGAAAACCGAAATACCAACCATAAGCTTTTCTTTCCAAAAGAAGACAAAGTGGATAACATTGTTGATGAAGCTGTCTAAACCACCAGAAGATGGTTTTTTATTGCGCCATTATTAACCACTTGTTAAATTACCCTCAAATATGAGGGTGTTTTTATGTAGAGAAAAGCCCCGAAGGGCTTTTTTGTTAGAAGACTACCAACCACCAGAAATTCGCAAAGCACCAGCTAGCATTCCCGATTCCATCAATGGATGAAACCAACGGTCGCTATAATGTTGATTGCCTGTTGTGTAGCTTATGGTTTTTAAATCATCACTAATGATTTCTCTATTAAGTGGCCCTCTTAAATCCATTGCCCGAGTAAGTTTTAGAACTGCAATATTAGTTTTAAAAGCATATTCAGCTAAGTAGTGTCCTTGCTCGTTGTTAAGCATATGTACTGCTCGATAGATTCGACTAGTCGCAAAGTTTTGGGAAATAATTGCATCAATTAGGTTCTTGAGCAGCTTAAATTGATCTTCATCAAATAAAGAACCTTGTTTTTCAGCCTTGCTGTACATAGCAATTAAGTGGTGAACATACTCCACAGCCACAGGTATTACATCGTATGGAATTTCATCAATATGCTGAACATTGAAACGCTGATGAACTAATTTATAAGCATCGCTGTAATTCAAATGCTTAGTTTTAGCTACAAGAAGATTTACAGCATTGGTTAGGGGTTCACGTTCTGATTTGTGGGTTTTGGCTAAAATCTCTTTACGGACAAAATAGCAATCCTCAAGTTGCTCGAAAACTTCCCATGCTTGGTCTGTGTCTAACATCTTGGCATGACGTGCAGCACCGCGTTCTGTCCATAAGATAAGGGATCGAGTTTTATTTGAAATTGCAGGGAAATTTGCAAGTGACTTTAAGTCACCTACAAATTTTTTCAATTCTTCACCAATAATTTTGAAGAAGTGTTTACCTTCTACAAACCGCTCTTTATTTCGAGAATAGTTTTGTTTGATGTTGTCTGTATCGGTTCCATAGAAATCAGCAAGCATTGCTGTAGTAACAACTGGAACAGATTTGAAGTTAACAATTGATATTTTGGTATCGTTGATTTGTGCTATATTAGACATGTCTTAAATCTCCATTGGTTTAGACATAAACCCCTTGCCTGATTTCGACGTTTGCAAGGGGTTTTCTTTTTCATGGCTTTTAGCCTTGATGAAGTCATCTTATTTAATATCTTTTATTGTGTCAATTCTTTTTGTTGTGCTAACACAAAAAATAGTAATTATCTTTTATTGTGCTACAATATTCTAAAATTTAACTTGTGGTGCAGCAATGGAAGTAAAGAATAATGTTGCTTGTTTGCGTGAAAAAGCAGGCTTAACGGTTTATGAGCTATCAAAGCGGTGTGGTTTTGTTAGTGGTAGCAGAGTTCTATCAAACTATGTGACAAGAGCCGAGCAGGGACATTCTGTCAAGATCGATACAGCCTTACTTATATATAAAGAACTCAAAAAAGTAGGTGTATGTAAAAATTTTGAGGATGTATTTTGGCTTGACCACATGGACTAGTAGAGAATCTTCCTTTTTAAGTTCTTGATGACATTATTTTGTCCATTTGTTAAATTGTGTGAGATTAATAACAAATGGATTACATTATGAAAAAGATTTTATTAGCGGGATTTCTTGGATTGGGCTTAGCGGGGTGTGCGACAACTCCCCAACAACCCTCAGAGCCTGTAAAATTTGAAAAGGTTTATCAAATTGATGGATTAAACCAAGCACAGATTTATGATGGCGCTAGACAATGGTTCGCTGTAGCTTTTGCTTCTGCTAACGCAGTAATTCAATATGAAGATAAGGCATCAGGCACTATCATTGGAAAGGGCAATATGCGATATCCTTGTTCGGGCATGGAGTGCTTGGCAATGACAGGAAACGAACGTGTTGATTTTACTGTAAGAGTGGACACTAAGGATGGGAAAATGCGCGTGGGTTATGATGGTTTAACCTATAGCGCTCCATCGCACATGAGTGCTGGAATAATGATGCCTGCACAAAATTACCCTATAACTGAAAGTAGGAAGTCCACACCACTGATTATTAGTAAGATTAATACTCTATCGGATGATATGGCTGAAAAGATTAAAACTCAGCAGAAAGTAAATTCGAATTGGTAATTAAAGAAGAGATACAGCATGAGCACACCACAATATCAAACAATGAAAGAAAGTGAAGTTTGCAATGCCATCGGATGGGGGTTAATTGTTCTAGGTATTATATCTGGATTTATTTTTATACTTGTGTTTGGCCGAGTTGAAGTTCCAAGAACTTATTATGGCACCGAGACCGTATGGTCAGGAATCATGGTTATTACAGGTATCGGGATAATCTTAAATGGATTCTTAGTGGGCTATCTGTTCCAAAAGGTTGCCAGCATATTGAGATATCACGAGAACAAGAGCGCATCTTAAGCAAAAACACTAACCCAAAAATCAACCTTAACAACCCACTCATTGAGTGGGCTTTTTATTGCCTAGAGGAAAGTAAGATGGCACAAGAATCACGTCTCGTCATTGTAATTGATGCAAAAAATGCAGAACGAAATGCGCGCAATCTAGGCAATGAACTGGATAGTATTGAGCGTAAAGGTGAGTTTGCATCTAAGTCTATGGACAACTTATCTGTAGCTACGCGAGCACTAGCTGGGTATATGGCTGGGCTAGTAACAGTAAGTTCTGCCATTTCAAAGATGGATACATATACTGGACTACAAAACCGCCTTAAGTTGGTCACTAATAATCAAGTTGAACTAAATAAAGCTACGGAAGACACTTTCCGAATTGCTCAAAAAACCTATTCAGCATGGGATTCTGTTCTACAGGTCTACCAGCGTTTTAGTGATAATGCCAAAACTTTAAACCTCACAATGGATGACACAGCACGTTTAACTGAAACAGTTTCTAAAGCTGTAGCAATTAGTGGTGCAAGTGCAGAAGCTGCTGATGCAGCTTTAGTTCAATTCGGACAAGCGTTAGCAAGCGGCACATTACGTGGTGAAGAGCTTAATTCTGTAATGGAGCAAACACCAGCTTTAGCAAAAGCTATTGCTAAAGGTATGGGTATTACTGTAGGTGAATTACGTTCAGTAGCTGCTGAAGGAAAAATCACTTCACAGGAAATCGTTAAAGCACTTAAAAATGTCCAAGATGAAGTTGATGCTCTTTTTGCTAAAACTGATATAACAATCGGGCAGTCTCTCACACTCCTAAACAACGAGATCACAAAATTTGTTGGCGAAGCAGGTAAGGGAAGTGGTGCGGCACAGGTATTAGCTGGATCAGTTCAAACTCTTGCAAGTAATTTAGATTTAATTGCTGATGGGGCTTTAGTAGTTGGTATTGGATATATCACTCGTGCAATTTTGATGAAGAGCGCTGCTATTAAAGAGGGAATGGCTTCAACTTTAGCGAGCCGCCAAGCATCTGTATTAAATGCTCAAGCAGAATATGCAGAAGCTACCGCTGCTTTGAATGCAGCAAAAGCTCATCTCGCGAATGTGCGAGCAACAAATGCAGAAACCCAAGCTAAATTTGGAGCAACTGCGGCAGCAACTCGATACGCACAAGCACAGGCAGCAGTAACTGCTGCTACAAATGCACAAACAGCAGCTCAAATTAAGCTAAATACTGCAACTTCAATTGCAGGGAGACTAGCTAAAGGGGCGTTTGGATTAATTGGTGGGTGGGCTGGAGTTGCAACATTAGGAGTAATGGGATTAGCGGCAACCTATTCTTATTTTAATAATAAGGCAGAGGAGGCAAAGCAAAAGCTTGCTGAACAAGCTAAAGTTGCTGAGAAAGCTGATGAGGAGTTAAAAAAATTAACTGGCAATGATAAGGCTAAAGCAGTTAATGATTTAACTACTGCTTTTAATGCACAAAATAAAGCATTAGAGAAATCATCGCGTGCTGTAGGGTCTGCATTAATTGATATCGAGAACTATGCACGAGGAAATAGGGAGGTTGAAAAAATTTCCCAAGAAGCGAGAACTGGAACTATCAGCTATACAGAAGCCATTGAACGTCTAAATAAAATTAAGTTGCCTACAGATCTATATGAAAATCTGAAAAAACAGGCTGCGCAGTATGATGACAATGCATCTAAAGCAAGTTTATCAGCTGAGAAACTTAAATTATTAAGAGTTGAAGTGAAACTTGGAGGTAATGAAGCACAAAATGCGGCAATTAAGCAACAGAAGCATGCTGATGCTTTAGGAAATACTGCTACTGAAGCAGAAAAGGCAACTAAAGCTTTGCAAGATTATCAAGCCAAGCAAAAAGATAGCGTTATTGATTCAATCTATAAATCAGGTTGGCTTGATAAAGGTTACACTGTTGCTCAAGCTAATGCCATTTTAGAACTGCAAAAAGCAAAAGGAATGAGTGCAATTTTGTCTAAAGATGAAATTGATAGCGCACTTAGAAATCTCAAGATCATCGAAGAACAACAGGAGCGAGAAGATAAATTAACTGAAGCTAAAAGAAAGCAAACCAAGGAAAGTGAGAAAAAACTTAAAATCACACAAGCTGAATTGGAAGTAGCCAAGCGATCTGCTGCTTTAATTGAATCGAGTGGTTTAGGTAAATATGCTGAAAGCAAAGGGATACCATCAAGTGTAATTGCAGGCTTATTGGCTCAAGAATCTAAAGGTATTCGAGAAGCTAAGAGTCATACTGGTGCAATAGGATATTTTCAAACAACCAGTGGTTATCGTAAACAGAACAATATGTCTGTTGCTGATAGTTATGACTTGGAAAAGTCGGGCAAAATTGTAATTGATAATATCGCCAAGGTTTATGAAAAAACAGGTGACTTGGCTCAGGCAATACTTTCCCATAATGCAGGTGAGGGTGGAGCAAGACAGTTTACTAAAACTGGCAAGGTTAAAGGCAGTGCAGAGCGAAATAAGGAGGTTTCGCAGTATGTAGCTAAGGTTTCAAGGTATTCCGATATCATTGCTGGTGGTGTTGGCAAAGGCGGTTTATCCGATGGTGATAGCGATAGAGCCTATGGAGAGCAAATCAAGGCACGTTTAGAGTTAGTTAAGCAAGGTCTAAACCTTCAAGAGCAATATGAGGAGGAGCAAGCGAAGCGAACCAAGGCTCGTAACGAAGAAATTAACCTTGCGCAACAAACGGGTCAAACAGCCTTAATTCCTAAAATCAAAGAGCGATATAAAGCTCAAGATGAACTCGCCAAACTTCAGCAAGATTTTGAAGTAAATGGTTATAAGTGGACTGAAGAACAAAAACTTGATTACACATATAAAACCAATTCTTTGCGATTAGTTGCTGAAGGCAAACTCTCTGAAGATCAAAGAAAGGTTGCTTTAGATGGCCTGGAACAGCAAAAACAGCAAGAACTTGAGCTTATACAATCGACTCGCGAAAAACAGTTACTTGAGGCGAAAAGCTCATACATGGGTGAAACTGAGCTGGCAATAAGGCGATATCAGATTGAGCTGGATGAGATTAAAAAAGTTGCAGATGAGAAGCGAAAAGCTGGGTTGCTTAGCGCTAATAATATGGGGCAATTTCAGACTTTAGATAGCGCATCGGATAAGGTTTTTCAGAGCGGTTTTAATGCTTCACAACAAGTATTTCAACAAAATGACCCGCGAGGGTATGCTCAATGGGATTTGCAAAATCGGTATTCAACTGATGCAGGAGGGCTATTAAATACATATATAGACCAAACTAATGGTATCAATCTAATTGCTGATGAGGAACAGAGGAGCTCGCAATTATTGGCAGCGCGAGAGCAATATTTACAATCCAGAAAAGCACTGGATGAAAAATATGCTCAAGATGAACGGGACCTGAATAGCTCACTTTTTGAAACCCAATTGGGGCAACTTG